ATACGATGTAAATTCAATCTGGATATGAAGAGATAACCGCTAAAGAATTAGTTGGAATACAAAATAATACAATATAATGAGAGTTAGATTTATAACAACAGACTACTTATATAAGTTTACATCTATTGATGAAAATGTAGATGCTGACTTATTAACACCATATATTGACCAGTCACAAGACATCAATATTCAACAAGTTATTGGTAATTCATTATATGTTAAACTTAAAAATGATATCAACACTACTGGTACTAGTACTGGATATTACTTAACATTACTTAAAGATTATATACAACCAGCTCAGGCTCAATGGACATTATATTATGCAATGCCATTCATCAATTTCAGAATTACTAATAAGGCAATAAGTCAAAAGAATTCAGAAAACTCAACGGTATCTACTATGGAAGATGTTAAATGGTTAAGAGACCAAGTTAGAGATACAGCTGAATACCTTACAAGAAGAGTAACAGAGTATATTATGACTAACACTGGTCAATTCCCTGAATATTTCACAACAACTGGACCTTATCAGATTAAACCAAAGAAGGATAACTACTTCGGTGGTGTTTATCTTGGTAAGTCTATGAGAAAAGGTAAAGGATATGGTGATTATAAACCTGGTTATGGTGACACTGGTTGTTTCGACTGTGGTGATGGAACAAGTAATTATTAATTATGAAAGATAAGATAAAGGATAAAGCAAATAGAGATATTTATAAGAAGAATCTTATAAAGTTAATGAACTTCATTAAGAAGATAGAAAAAGAAAAGGAAAATAATGTTCACAGAGATACTAGACAGTCTTCTTAAGTTAAGCCCGTTGGTGGCTTCTTTGGTATTATTCATATACTATCTATATACTAAAAATAAGGATTTAGATAAGTGTGTTGCTAAAAAAGATGAAGAGATTAAAGAACTTAACCTTTATATCAGAAAGAATGATAAGGATAACCAAGTCATATTAAGTCAAGTTGCGTCAACCCTAGATAAGGTATTAGATGACCAGAAACATAATGTCGATGATATTAAAAACCACATTAGTATGCTTATTCTAATGAATAAAAATAAAGAAAACTAATGACTAAGACACCTAATGAGTTGAGAGAAGATATTTTCAAGAAACTAATTCAATACCACGCAAAGAAATCTCGTACTAAAAAAGAGAAGAAAAAACAAGCTGCTATAGATGAAATTTGGATTAAAAGAGTTTAAGAAACCAACACCAAAGATAATGAAGAGATTAGGTACATCTTTACTTAGTGTATCAGTATTCGTATCAGGTTATGCATTCTATAATTCTCACGAGGTGGTGGGTATTATTGGTTTAGGTTCAGGTATATTAGGTACCATATTAACAAATATGTTTAGCGATGGCACTGAATAACACACAATTAAATAAGTTAGATGGTATAACTAAGTTATATGTTGATGATAGAATAGATGATAACTTACCTTCAACTAATTTTCAATTCATACAAGAACTTATAGATTTACCAACTCCTATCTCAGGAGTTATAAATCTTGATTCTAACAAGACTTACTTCTTTATTGATACAGTAGACCTATTAGGTAGTAGAATCGTTTGTGGTGACAATACAACAATATTAGGTGGTTCTTCTGAGAATTGTAGAATAAAATCAACAGGACTTACACAAGCTTTGATTAGCTCAACATATTCATTACCTATAAGAGGTATAACAATTGAGGCTAATTTAGCATTAGACCTAAATGGTAATGGTGTTAATAGCGCGATAGATTGGTTCGGTGTTAACTTTACAGATTGTCAATCAGTCGGAACTATTAAGAACTATTCAAATGTTATATTGCAAGATTCAGCATTTCTAAATAGTGGTGGGTGTGTATTTGATGGAACTATTGGAACTATCGGATTATCTCAATGTTTATTTAATAACTATCCGGGCACTACAGCTATAAGTATACCTTCAACAGCTAATATAACTAGAAGATTTAGAACCATATACTCATCATTTATTACACTATCTGGTGAAACTTCTATTAGTGTTTCACCAAGTGCATCAATACCAACAGAATCATATATTTTAGATACAGTTAATTTTTCTGGTGGTGGTACATATCTAACTGGATTAGATGTAACATCAAATGATTCGCTATTCATAAACTGTGTTGGTATAACTAACTCAGCTGTTAATGGTCAAATATATATGATAGATAATACAACACCTACTATTATAGCAACAGCTTCTATATTCAATAAGATATCAGGCACAACATCAAATAGTATTGATAATTCAAAATATACAGGTACTAACAACCGACTTACTTGTAATGCAACTATTAATAGAAAATATCTAATACAATGTACTTTATCATTCTCATCTGGTAATAATAATATATGTGAGTTTGGTTTCTATGATAGTAGATTAGGTACTATTAGAACACCTAGTAGAAATAAATCAACTGCTAATACTGCTGGTAGAGCAGAGAATATATCTCTATCTTGTGTTGTATCACATTCAAGTGGTGACTATCTTGAGATATGGTGTGCTAATAACTCATCAAATACTAATATAACTGTATCTGATTTAAATTTTATTATAACAGAAATTAGATAAAAAAGGAATAATAATATAGAAGTATATTATACTAAAAGTCGAGATGATTTATCATCGACTATAAAAATAAATAACAAACAAAATGAGTTTAGGAAGTAACACAATACAAAACAGAGAAGCTGTAGAAGCAGCAATCGCAGCAGCAACTAACGAAGATGCATTACCGTATTTATCATATGTAGCTACATTAACACAAGCAGGAACAGCATCTCCAGTGGCAACACTTATGGAGAATACAATAGGTGGTACACCAGCTTGGTCATATGTTGGAGTAGGTACTTATAGATTAACAATAACTGGTCAGTTTACAAATAACAAGACTTATGTAACTGTTAAACCTATGGATGGTGTATATGCAGTTGCTGACGCTTATAGAGTTGATGTTAATGTAATAGAAGTAAAAACATATAATGTAGTATTAACAGATGTAGCTAATGATATATTCTATACACCAGCTCCATTTGAAGTTAGAGTATACGCATAATGAAAAAGAAAAAGAAATCTATAAAGTCCAAGGTGAGAACACTTTGGACACATAGGTTTACCAACAAGGTAATTCCTGATAAAAGGAATAAGAAACCAAAGCATAAAAAAAGAGACCTTTCTGATTGTTAGGTCTCTTTTCTTTTTATGTTGTCACACATATTATTTCTTATAGATTGCATTAAATAAAGCTATTACATTATCATCTACTTTTACTTTTGATTGTTCTAATAACTTATCATACAACTCTCTTTTCTTTTTAAGTTTATCCATTGCTCTTTTATCTTCAACTACTTCTCTACTCTTCTCAATCTTCTTTAATCTAAACTCTTCATTCGTATTATAAAGAGCTTTCTGACGACATTTACCCGAACAGTACTTCTTACTAGGTCTAATCTTAAACTCTTCACCACATATCTCACAATTCATTTTTAGAGGTATCCAACTTAAATCCATTTTAGGTATATTTAACATAGTATTATTTATTTTTTTGTTCAATTACAAAAGCAATTAGATTATCTAACTCTGCTTTGTATTTTTTAATTTTATTCACTTCTCCTTTAAGAACTGATTGTGTTAAATAATAGTTAGTTTCTATTATTCTTTCGATTATTACTTGTCTTGCGTCATCACTCATAGTAACTTGTTTGTTATTTTTTTCTCACTATAAATAGACAACCTGTAGTTGTTCTTATGGTTATAGTGTTGTGTTCTTTAGTATATACTTTATTATTTATATCACTATCTCTTAAATAGAGTTTATCTCCTGTTTCTATATTAATACAATTCGGTACATCTAATTCAACTAAATCATATTCAGTCATTTTATTACATTCACATTTATTATTCATATTATTAGTTATTTTTATATATTATATATTAAGTTCTAAAAGTGAAAAAGTGTTATTTTAACACTTTTTCTTATTTTCTTTCAAGAACTTTCTATACATTTCATAGTTCTCTATACGAGCAGAAGCAATCTTAAAGTATTCTTCTTCCATCTCCATCCCACAGAATCTAAACCCTTCTAAACAAGCAGATATACCTGTTGAACCAGAACCCATAAACGGGTCTAATACTATACCATTTGGTGGTGTTACTAATCTAACAAGGTATGCCATTAGTTGGACTGGCTTCAATGTTGGGTGAGTGTTCTTCGCTACAAGTGGTGGTATAACTGAACCATCGTTTCTTACCTTCTCACCGTTCTCATTGGTAGAATTTATACCAGTATTAACTGGTGTTACCTTATCCTCAAAGTGGTCTAAACCCATATTCCTCTCACTCTTTGAAACTTTTGCGACATAGAAGAAACGAGAGGCTCCACCTTTATCATTATATTCATTATTATCATTGGTTAATCCACCACCAAAACTGCCAATATTTTTAACACTTCTTTGTTTACCTTTACTTGACTTACTCATACCACTCTGCTCATTCAGCATCTGGGCAGCACTCTCATCAAATATGATGTTGGCGGGGAAACGGCCTTCTGATGTAAATTCCATATCACCCTTTGTTCCCTTATCAAATGAACCACCAATGGCACCTATATTAGATTTACCACAACCACTATGTGTTAATACTTCTGAACCTACACGACACCCATCAACATTTATTCCACCAGTTCCCCACTTCAATACATTATCAGCAATAGTCTTCTCACTTAAAGGCTTACGAGCAACACAGATAGGTTCGTTTGCTGGCTTTAAAGCCGTTCCAAATCCTATAAACTCTTCACATCCTTCTTGCTTACCAATGTTATGTGACTTAGGAAACCCTGAACCATATAACCATTGGATTTGGTCTCTTATCTCAAACCCGGCATCTTCTATATTAACTACCATACGATGATATGTTCTTGTTCCACCAAATGAAAGTAGATGTCCGCCTGGTTTTAATACACGATATACTTCTTTCCATAATTCAACAGATGGAACATCGTAGTCCCATTTCTTTCCCATGAATGATAATCCATATGGTGGGTCAGTTACAATACTATCAATTGAATTATCTTCTAATAGTTTTAATGACTCCATATTATCTCCTAACATTAATTTTACTTCTTTCATATTATTTAATTATTTTTTATAATATATATATTAAGTTTAAAAACTCATTTTTATCACTTTTCTAATATTTTATTAATTTTTTTATCCCTATCTATTATAACATATTCAGAGTATATATAATCCATTAGTATTTCATAATTCATTGGTTCAATCTCACATCCATTCCATTTACCTATCAGAATATATGATTCATCAAACATAATCCAATCACCCACCACAGGTTTAGAACACCTTACCCATCTGTGACAAGGTGTATTCTTTCTAAAGTATATTACTAATTTCTTCATATTCCTAATTGACTTAATTTTTGATATCTAATATAAGATTTCTTAAATGAATTATATTCATTGATGGTCATTTTACCTAAGTCACATTTAGTACATAAGTATAAATCTACATCAATAGTATATAAAGCAACTTGTTGTAAATTATCTACACTATAACATTTCATACAAGCTTTCATATTTCTATATCTAATATTGTTTTGTATTCACTTAAGAATTTATTATTAACATAGTTCCACATTTGTTGTAATTGCTTACCTGGTTTCATATCATCAATTGCTTGTTGACTACCACCTAATGAATCATAAACGTGTATCAAGTCTGATAATCCATGCATATCAATATAGAACTTCTTATCATAACACTTAGCTACCCACTTATAACACTCATCTTTTGTTAAAACAGTTCCCAATACTTTAGATAGATAGTATTCTTTATTATATAAAGGTGTATTGTTTCTACTTCTATATGAAGAGTTATAACATTTCTTACACATACCTTTACTACAATAGTTTTTATCATTAAAATCAATGTTACATTTAATACAATTAGTATGTGAGTGTGTCTTGAATCCAGACTGTCTTCCTCTTGTTTCTATTTTATCTTTCATATTATTAATATTGTTTTGACCAATCAAGGTTACAGTGACATTCTTTGTGCTCTACTACTACATTATTCTCAATCACAGCAGTCTCAATATATGACTCGGTATATGGCAATTGGTGGGTTGGGTCCCAAATTACATAACCATAATCTTTTACTTGAACCATATCACCTTTGTGTATTTCAAATGGACCAGCTCCACTCTTCTTAACGCCATTAATTAATATCTCTGGGTTAGAGTCTGTTACTGTTCCAAGTTGATACATTATAGTAGCAACTACTGGTTCTTCTGGTTTAATGTCATCATTCTTCTTACAAGAAGTCATAATTGATATTAGTGCGATTGATAATAAGATTTTCTTCATTTGATTTGTTATTTTTATAATATATATATTAAGTTCTAAAAGTCATTTTTATCACTTTTATACTACTCGATGATAAATAATCAGAGAGTTACACTATTTATATAATATTTATCTAAAATGTTTTCTAACGTTTATTTCATATTTGAAAATATCTTTTATAACTTCTCTTGTATGATAATTTGTATCTTCGTGATAATATATATCTTCTAAATACTCTTCTAATTGTTCTCCATTTTCATTGTGGAGGTCTTTTATAAGTTTTCCAGCTAATCTACCCTTTAAGAAGATTACACCCTGTGGTGAGTATCTAAACAATCCTTGTGGCTCAGATATTAGTTGTATAAATTGGTCTATTCTTTTCATAATTATAATTCTTTTATATCAAATTCTATTTGTGGGTATTTAGCTTTACAATATTTTAATATTTTATTACTGTCTTTATTCTTTACTATTAATGAATCGTGTATTGTTAATCCAAAATCAACTGGTAAATTCTCTAATAAATCATCTATCCATATCTTAGCTTCTTCTCTTTGTAAGAATGATGAAGCATCTTTATAGTTCTTATTCTTTAATGATTTAATAAATTGAGATACAGTTGGAAATAGTTTATGTATATTAACATCTTGTACATAGCCATTACTATTTAACCAGAACATAAATATCTTCTTAGCTTCCTCTCTATCTTCTATATCTAAATTATCAATTAGATATGAATAAAAGTCATCTCCATTATCAAATATGTTATTATAATTCTCATCTATAATACCTCTCTCTTTCATTATAAGATATAATAATCTTGGTTGAGAACATTTAGCATCTATTACTGATAATCCCTTACCACTTAAATATTGTCTATAATCATAGATTGCTGGGTGATGAACTCTTCTACCAAAATCATCTCTACTAATCTTAAACTCACCATATCCTAGGTTAATTAAAGTATTCTTTGTTATTTCGAACCATCTTTTATTGTTAGGATTCTCCATATCAATCTCCATCTCACTACCTATTGTTATATCAATTAGGAATTTATACTTCATACATATATTAAGATTCTTATTATAATACTTTTTATATATTGTAGTAAAAATATCATCACCTTGTACAGCTCTCTCATAATATCTTATAATACCAGCTTCTAATAAAGCATTTATAGTTCTATTATATCTTTTATTTATAGATTCTAAATATTTTGATGGCATATCGAAGTAACCTTGTCCTGTTTTTCTTTTCTCTCTCATATATAAAGCAGCGTATATTTTATATGCATTTTTCTGTGCTGTTATATTACCAATAACTTTGATAACATCTTCAACTTCTTTAGGTACTATTATTTTCATATTATTTGTTATTTTTATATAGTATATATTAAGTTCTAAAAGTCATTTTTATCATTTTATATAAAAAAGTGAGGAACTATATATAAAAGTGAAGAACAATAACATATATTATATGTCAAAAAAGTGAGGAAGATTATAATGATATATATAATATATTTATATACTATAATATAAGTTCTTACCCACCACATATTTAACCTATCCGAACATTTAGCAAAGTATAACAAATTCAGACTGTGGTGGGATGTGGTGAGTGAGTGAGTGAGTGAGTTATTTAATTATATGTATAATATAACCACCTCACAATAATAATCAACGAAGAAGTCTATACGTCACGTCGAAGTGTAGCCACACGAGAACGAGACTGACGAAACACGGAATTATGAGAAGATATGTGATATAATCGTTAGAAAACAAAAATAGATGATAAGTATTACACCCACCATCTATTTAACAAATTCAGAAATCTTAAGTTATATTAGTAATTTTACAAAAGTTGGAAAAAAGTCATATTTTTTACTTAATATATATAGTATAAAATAAAGAAAGATTATGAAAAAAGATTTTGATAGAAGTAAAGAATTCACAAAAGACCTTGATTATGGTCACTGGGGAGAAGGTATAATGATTAACTTCATTGAGTCATACTTCCAGAATAAAGAGAAGTTTGTATCTTATTGGTATTCAAATGATAATACTAATAAGAATAAATTAAAAGAATGGGACCTTAAGTTTGGAACTTATCTATATAAAGATAGAATAAACTATACAGGACAATTTGAAGTAGAAGTAAAGACTGATATGTATGGAGTTGATACAGGTAATCTTATATTCGAAAAGAGTAGTAATGGTAAAAAGAGTGGAGTATATGCAACTAAGGCTAGATTCTTCTGTTACTTCTTACCCTTATTCAAAGAGAATAATATCTATTGGATTGAATCAACTAAACTTATTGAACTATTAAAGAAATATGATACACATTTATTACAAGGTGGTGATATTGGTTCTAATACTTTTATGTATCGTATTAGTAGAACAGAGTTTGATAATGATTTTAAGACTGCTGGTGGTAAGATAATTACTTATGAGGACTTTGATATACCAAAGAGATTTGAGAAGAACCAGTTCGATTCTAAGAAGGTTGTGTATGAATCTACTGATATTAAAACATACGAAGACCCATTCGATTTCAAGTAAATATAAAAATTAAAACGATAAACGTTAGAAAACAAAAAATAAATAAACTACATATGAAAAAACTATACATAGATATTGAAACAACAGGACTAATTACATACGAAGCCAGAATTTGTCAAATAGGTCTTATTTGGGAGACTGAGGACTTCACTGATGAGAAGAGTATATTGATTAATCCAACTATTATTATACCAGAAAATGCTACAAAGATACATAAGATTACAAATGAGATGGTTGAGAATGCTCAAACTTTCTGTGATATATCTCTAAAACTAAAGAGTTTATTTGATAAGGCTGATTGTGTTATAGCTTACAATGGAGTTAACTATGATATACCTATTCTAAAATACGAATTTTTAAGATGTGGTATTGATTTAGAGTTTAATAATATAGTAGACCCATATTTAGTATGGAATAAGATGGAGAAGAAGAAGTTAAAAGATGCTTACAAGAGATTTGTTGGAGAAGAGTTAGACGGAGCACACGATGCTTTGATTGATATTCAAGCAACTAAGAAAGTATTAGAGAATATGTGTAAGATATATAATTGTAAGATAGAAGATTTAATAAATTTATAAAGAAATATTAGATAAATATCAAAAAATACAAAAAATGAGTTTTGGACTTTAATATATACTATATAAAAATAACAAACTACTATGACAAATAAAGAATACATTGTAAAATCAAGTGAGAGAATGATTGGTTCATATCTTACTAAAGACTATAAAAGTATGGAGATGTGGAGAATATTATTAAACACATTAATCGATGAAGAACTAAAAAATAAAAATAAAAGATATGAAACAAAAGATAGCAAATAAAACATTCGGATTATTCTTTGAAGAATTTAATAGTATACCACCATTCATTGATGGTAAAGCAAGTATTGATAAAGTAATATGGGAACAGATGTATTGTATTAACGAGAATCTATTCAACCTATTTACATTAACTACACTATCAAACAGGAAATTACAATCTATACATAATAGAAATGAGATATATTTAGAAGCTATTAGTGAGATTATATCAGGAACTTCTAAAGCTTCCTATGGATATGATATTCATAAGTATTATGAAGAGATGTTTGGTATTTATATTGGTATATCAGAAGCCAACGAAGAGTTTGAGATTTCAGCTAATCTATTAAACTACTATAATCTATTTATAAAATAATGATAACTATGAAAGCCACTAAGAAACAAGAGATAATGGATTATGTTTATAACAGTAAAACTATTAACAACATATTCAGTTCTATTATACAGAATAAGGATAAGAGAGATTTGATGAAGTCAGATGTGTATCTTATGTTATGTGAACTAGATGAGAAGAAGCTACTTATAATGTATGATAATGGTAAGATAGATGGTTTCATAGCAAAGGTTATACTTAATCAATGGAACTCAAACACATCAGACTATTACAAGAATTGGAAGAATGGTGGGTTTAGAAAGAGTTTAACGAAAGATAGTTCAGAGTTTAATACTGAACCTATCGAAGACACAGAACACTTATCATATTCAAGATATATGAATGATGTTAATACTATTATCGAATCAACACATTGGTATCATAAGACATTATTTAACCTATACTTTGTAGATAAACATTCATATAAAGAGATTGAAGAACTAACAGGTATAAACTTCCGTAGTGTGTTTAATAGTGTTAATAAAACATTAGAACATATTAGAGTAGAATTAAAAAACAAGTATAAGGATGAGTTATAGAATAGAAAGATTGATAAGTAGTGGTGAAGAAGTAGATGTCGTTCAAGTAGACCAAACAACATATGTATTACCAAGAGGTAACAAAGTACTATATAGAGTAATCTATATCTATGAAGATGAATACTATATTGAAGAGATAGACCAAATAACATTCAGAGATATAAGACTAATGAATATTGGAATATAATTTGTTTTCTAACGAAAGCCGGAATTAACTAAAAAAATATATTACATAGTATGATAACAATTTTAACACTGATTAAATTATTCCTATTGTGTTGGGTTCTAACAAGATTTGAACCAATCCAATGGGTAATAGAATTACTACCAGACAATCTGGTATTTAATATAACAAAAGCTATAATAACTTGCCTTAAGTGTTCATTACTTTGGGTAACATTCTTATACACAGGTGATATATTTGTTGCTTGTGGTATGAGTTTCTTCGGATTCTGGTATGATAAGATAATAGGTTATTACGAAAATAGAATTAAACTATAATGAATATACTAATTGTAAACTACGTTATATCATTGATATACTTATTACCCTTATTGAGTAATACTTTCTATATTAATAATATACTACCTAACTTATACTTTCTTGATAAAGATATATTAATGAATCACTATAATAAGATAAGAGTATTATCTATTATAGCAATACTAATACCAGGTGTACCTTTCGTATGTCTATTTAATAGTATATATAATATAATTATGAAGAATGTTGGACGAAAGTAATCTATACATAAAAGAATCAAATATTTATAACTCTGGTCTTGGTTTATTTACTAAAACAGATATTGAGAATGGTCAAATTGTGGCTGAGTTCAAAGGAGAGTTTCTAAGTTATGGTGAATATGTCAGAAGATTAATGTCTGGTCATAGTAAATACTTTATCATATGTAAGTCATATGATATGATGGATTCAGAGAATGTTGAGTGTTTCGCTAAGTATGCTAATGATGCATCTATTGACCCACTAGACAACTCAGACTATTATGAATTTAATGAAAGACCAGAAAGACCTGATAACAATACTACAATAGTTCAATGTGATGATAACATAAACTATCTAATAGCAAATAGAAGTATTAAAGCAGGTGAAGAAATATACACATCATATGGTGATTCCTATTGGAACGTCAATAAAATTTAACAATAAAAATGGCAGAAGAAATAAAACCACAACTAAATCCAAAAGAAGAGTTTAATGAATTAGTTAGACTAAGAGGAGTAGCACACGCTAACCAACACGATATGGATAGTATATTCAATCTATATAAGAAGTATATTAACCCAGCATTAGCATCATATAAAGTTAATTGTCAGTGTTCTAATGCTATACATAACTTATACTGGGAACTATTAGGTTGGTTCGCTGGTAATACACATACATTTGAACAATAATGCAGATATCACCAGCTTACTTACTAGAAGATGAGATTAAAGAAATCTTATTGAAGATAAAAGTTAAGATGATTTCATTTCAAGATGATGATGAATTAGATTCATTATATAAAGTTCTTAAAATGTTTAATAGAGATATAGTCGATGATATATTATATAATCTAAATGATGATACTATCAGACACCTAAAAATAAAAGAGATATTAGATGAGGCAAACAGAGATGTTAAGGTTAATTAGTCTTATAAAAGCATTAGCTAGTCCATATGATGAGATAGTTGGTGAGTGGTGGTTAGCTGACCAGGTTATAGATAGCTTACAACTAACTGATGATGGATTCGTTATGTGTGTTTGGTCTGGTTCATTAGAATATCAAATAGATTCAGACCATCTGACGGATGATGGTATACAGGAACTTATTAAACAATTAGAAGAAGAGTTTTATGATTAATTATATTATTAAACTATTAATTAGATTAAATGGTAAAGATATTACAATATCATTTGATGGTAAGTATATATCACATATAGAATACTATAAGGATTCATTCAAAATAAACTTTAATGATAATTCTATATTACATTCAGACTTCTTAACTGAGTCAGAACTTGTGTATCTAATTATAAAACTAGAAAAAGAAATATAAATATGGCAAATAGAAAAACAGAATATACAGAAGAAGAGCTTATCAGAGCTATAATTGATATGAGATTGAATAAAAGTATGTCTCATAAATCAGTATTGGACTTCTTACAAACACAACTTGGTTATAGTGTATCACATTCACACGTTCTTATAAAGAAAGCTAAGGTAGAAATTGCTAATGCTTATAAAGAAATGAACATATCAGCTGTTGAAGAATCTGTTTATCAGATTGAAGAGGTTATGGAATGGGCTAGACAACAAAAGAATTTCAAACTATGGATGGAATTAAGAAAAGAACTTAACAAGATTAAGGGTGTTTACGCTGCTGAGAAGATTGATATCAAGGGAGACCTAAATCATACTATCTCAGTTATAAAACTTAATGGACCTGGTCATATACAAATAGAAAAGAAAGACGATGAAGATAAAGGTGTGGATAAAACTAAGGGAGATGGTATAATTTAATATATAAAATAAAAATATAATATGGAAATATGGAAATTAATACCAGGGTATTCAAATTATTCTATATCAAACTATGGTAAAGTTGCGAATAATAAATCTTCTAGAATTCTAACTCCTATCATTACTAAAAAAGGATATCTTACTGTTAGATTATATAATAGTGATGGATATAAACAATTAAGAATACATAGACTTGTAGCGTGTGAATTTATAGAAAATATATATAATAAACCACAAGTAAATCATATAGACTTTGATAAAACCAATAACAAATATGATAACTTAGAATGGGTAGATAACTCAGAGAATGTTATACATAATGTTTCTAATAATAGACACAATCCATCACTTGGTATAAAGTCACACTTCTCTAAGTTAAAAGATGATGATATTGTGAATATAAGATTATTATCAAAAACTATGAATAATGTTGAAATTTCAAAGATATACAATATCACACCAGCTAATATAGGTAATATTGTTAATAAAAAAACTTGGAGACATATATGAAAATACCTTTAGCGGGAATATACAAGATAACTCATAAGAGTGGATACTTTTATATAGGTAAGTCTGTTGATATATTTAGTAGATGGAGTTCACACTATACAATACTCAAACAAACTAAACATCATTCACCTGCCTTCCAAAAACTATATAGTAATAGTAAAGTAACTGACTGGACATTCGAAGTTCTATTTACATTAAGTAAGACTGAATTGAAAGATAAGACAGGTCTTAAAGGTGCTAAACTTGATAGAATATTCAATTCAGTTCTATTGAGTTGTGAGAAGGATATAATGAAGAGATATTCAGTTAAACTTGCATTGAATAAACAAAATAAGAGTTTCTCATAATGGAATTAGAGATTAATCACACAGTTGTATTTAGTAGAAACTTAGAGGCGTTAGAAAACAATAAAAGATTTCTAATTAATCAAGGTGGTTCTCGTTCTTCTAAGACATATTCTATTATACAATTGTTAATATATGTTGCTTTAACAAACAAGACGACTATAAGTATAGTTCGTAAGTCATTCCCTGCCTTACGAGGTTCAGTTATGAGAGACTTTATGGAGATAATGAATGAGTTTGGTCTCTATTCAGAGAAGTATCACCACAAGACAGAACATACATATCATTTCCCTAATGGAAGTATTATAGAATTCTTTGCTGCTGACTCAGAACAAAAGCTGAGAGGTCGTAAGAGAGATGTGTGTTATTGTAACGAAGCAAATGAACTATCATATGATGAGTTTAATCAATTAAATCTTAGAACAACTAAGAATATGATTGTCGATTTTAACCCATCAGATAATGAACACTGGTTATATACTCTGATTGAGGATGAACGTAGTGTATTAATTAAATCCACATATAAAGATAATAACTTCTTATCATCTGAACTTGTTAGAGAGATTGAACATCTAATTGAAATAGATGAGAACTACTACAAGGTGTATGCCTTAGGAGAAAGACCTATCCCAAACACAAGAGTATATACACACTTTCAACAGTATGATGAACTACCACAAAAGATAGATGATATATCATATGGTCTCGATTTTGGTTACAGTCACGTTACAGCACTTGTAAAGATATACTACTCTGATGATAAGGCTTATGTTGAACAAGTAATATATAAATCTAAACTAACATCATCCGATATTATAGATGAGTTTAACAGATTAGGTATTGATAAGAAAAAGTATATCTATGCTGATTATGCTAGACCAGAAATTATAGAAGATTTAAGAAGGTCTGGTTATAATATGAAGGAAGCTAACAAAGAAGTTAAACAAGGTATGGATAGTGTTAAAACTACAAAGATTTTCATACATCGAAACAGTTCAGACTTGTGGAAAGAGTATAAGATGTATTCTTGGAAGACAAATAAAGAAAATATACTAGATGAGCCTGTTAAGTTATGGGATGATGCATTAGATGCGTTACGATATGCCATACATACTCATAAGAAGGGAAAGTTCACAGGAAAATATACAGCTTTCTATTAAGGAAAATAACACAAAGTATATATTATAAGATATACAATAAAAATAAACGAAATAAATGTATAATTTTACAGTTAATGATAAAGAATATAGTTTCCCAACAGAATGGGATGAGGTTACATTAGGTTCATTCCTAAATATAGTTCAATTAGAGAAGACAAAGGAACTTTATACAATAGATGAGTTATACTTTATCAAACTTATTGAAGTATTAGCAGGAGCAGAAGATGGTGAACTTGATGATATGAGTATACCTGAGTTGAATAACATCTCATTGAAAGTAACATATCTAAATGAGTTACCTAATGTGAGTGGTATGAACCAACATATGAATATTGATGGTGTTGATTATGCTTTCAAGAAAGACTTAAACAGTTTAACAACCGGTGAGTATATTTCAATGAAGACATTACAACAAGATAGAGAGTATTTTGAATACTTACCAGAAGTATTAGCAATTCTATTAAGACCTGCTAAACTTGTAAATAATAAAGTAACTGGATTAGATGAGTGGGTTCAAGATAAATTTAACCCTAACGCTATACCACATATTGTAAAAGTATTAAAACAACAACCATATACCAAATTAGTTGGAGGAGTTAATTTTTTTTTCAATGGGAGCAATCAATTAACTATGAACACGAAGGACTCTTCGGAAGAAGTCATAAAGTAAGTGGTGGTCCCGATTTCGCTCCTACTATTGATAGTAAATGGACTTGGGTGAGTATGTTAGATAAACTAACTGGTGGTGATATAACTAAACTAGATAGTGTATATGAAAGAAACTATATTGAAGCACTAACCTTTATGAGTTGGTGGCATGTTAGAGACAAGTATATGGAACAAGTTAATAAAGTAGAACAACAAAAATATAAATAAAGATGAATAATACTGTATCACTAAATAAATTAATAGCACTGTTTAACGACTTAGCTATTAGACATAAGATGGTTAGTACCTTTGGATTTGGTAGAACTGATGATATTACTACAACATTAGCTAGCTCTGAAAGAAAATACCCAATGGTATGGCTTGATGTTCCTAATACTGAATTAGTTAGGTCATTAAATGGTTATAGTGAAGAGATATTTACATTTGATTTATATGTATTAGATAAAATAAACAAAGGTCAGAATAATTATCAAGAGATTTTAAGTGATACACACTTCATATTAGATACAATGATATCTGAAATGTCTCAACATAGTATGTATATTAATTTGAACGTTAGTTTAACTAATAACATTACAATGGAATCAGTTACAGAAGCACAAGATGATGATGTAAATGGTTATAAAGCTACAATATCATTAAAAGTTCCTAATAGATTTACACCTTGAGGTCCAGTTGCACCAATTGGTCCTTGACTTCCAGTTGCTCCTGTTTCACCTTGTATACCTTGGCTTCCGGTAGCACCAGTAGAGCCAGTAGCACCAATTGGTCCTTGGCTTCCAGTTGCTCCTGTTTC